ATTCTTTCTCTGATCCACCCGATGATGTAGTTACTGTATCCACGTCTACGGATGCAGAGAGACCTGCAAAGAAAACTTCGGTTGTATTGAAGACATCACCACCATTGGCTTCTGAACCAACACACGTGCGATAGGTAACATGAATACGATTACCTGCGACCGGAGCCTGACCTAGTATTGTACCGTCGCTAAAGAATAGTTCGAACTCACCGTTCGATGTTTCACGTACCATGTAGATACGAGAGTCGTCGGTGATATTAGGTACGTTGTTTAGGTTAGAGTAAGTCTTCGATGCCGTAGATGAGAAGTTGTCATACACTTCGACAGTAATAGTGTTGACATCGACGTTCTTATCCGGTATAATATACAGATTGTTATCTAGTGGTCCGCCAGCAACAAAGTTCTTAGATTGTACCTCACCCTGTATAAGTGAGATGGTACTGTTACCCGCAACGTTTACGAACTGATACACAGTCCCGTTCTGGTATGCAATGTATTCTTCGGTAGTATAGAACGAATAGATGACACCGTCAACCGATGTAGTGAACTCACGACCACTCTCCATTGTAATGGAGGCTGGTAGTTGTGACGGATCAACTCCTGCAAGATCAACCTCCGCAGTTACCTCTCCACGTGCGCACGTGTACGACTTAGGATTATAACCCAAAGTCTCTGCGTGTGCAAGGGCTGATGCACGTAACTGTGATGAATTAAGGAATGACTCGTTGACCGCCATGTTTGCGATCAGACCATTCAAGTGAGTGTTGTACGCAAGAACATCAAGAATACTTGAAAGACCACTACCCTCGAAGTCGTAGTCCTTGAACTCATCAGTTTGTTTCAGAAACGTCTTTAACTTCCCTTTGATATTCGCGAAGTCAAGATCGGACGTTGTTATTGCCATGTTATCGTATCCTCGAAATGTTCACACTTATTGAGACAATTTCCATTGTGGCTGTTACCGAAAAGGTCACCGTTAAAGTAAGCGAGTTGTAGTCTGGTGCGAAGACGGTCTTAACTTCTCTGACCTTCGCTCTAGGTTCCGCAGTCAATGCATTCTCGACCATATTGAAAACGTTGTCTTGATCGAGTGCGTGTCCTAGTTCAAATAGAAGGGAGCCTAGGTTTCCACCGAACTCCGGATTGAACGGTTTCTCACCCTTGTTGGTCATAAGGATGTTCTTCACAGACTGAGCGACGGAATACGCATCTGTCTTCTTATAGACATCACCAGACGGACGCTTCAGAAACGTACAATCAACGTCCGAGTTTAATCGCTCAACCGTTACATTGATTGGTCTCTGGTTTAGGTTACCGTCTTCTATTGCGTTTGATCGTGCCATGTCGTCCAACTCTTTTTGATCTATTTATACAGAAAGTGCAGGCGGTTCTATTTTAAACTCTAATGGAATACCGATCAGCGCCAGTACATCGCAGAATGTCAACATGACGATGTCCATTAGTTTACCTAATCCAATCGCGTCTAGGAACTTTTTAATAAGACCTACCCAGTCAAGGAGTAGTTTCTTCTGCCAGTTCTGCGCCCAGTCACGTGCAGCCTTGACTAGGTTGTCGATATCTTTCTCAGCCATCTTGACTGTTTCTTCGATATCACCCCCTATCACGTCAAGGAGTGAGATACCGAACAACTGCAGTTTCTCTAGTTCCTCGACGACCAATGCGTACACGGTACCCTCTACGTCTATGTCATCCAACTGTTTCTGTAGTTCAGCCTCTGCGTCGAAGTTCTTTGCGTCCTCGATCTGTTTCTCGATACTCGCAACCTTACCTTCCAGTTCGGCCTGTTTCGCTAACGCCTGATCCTTAACCGATTGCATCGACGCATCAATCCATGCCTCTACATCGAACGACAGTGGAACGGGTAGGTCCGGAAGACCCAGCGCATCCCATATCTCCTTGAACACGTCGATCAGTTTCTCGAACAGCGCGAACAGAGTGTTAGTGGTCCACTTGATGATCTCTGCCTTGATGTGTTGCCACGTCAATCGAGCTTTCCATTGGTCACACACTACACCCCATTCACCGTCCCAGAATCGTAACTCTTTCGGTACAAGTGCATAGTACTTGTCTACCTCATCCTCGATCTGTTTGATGATGCGCTTTTGTTCTTCCTCTTCAAGGATCTTGAGTACGTCAATGTCAATGCCCAGAATGTTTACGGTGAACTCCACCGGAATGAGTTTACTGATCATCTCCATCATCTTCACCGGAACGAAGATGTGGTACTCCTGTATTAGTTCGTTCCACGCGTCGTCAGCTTCTTTCTGTACGTTGCGAATGTCACCCTTCTTCCACCACGGAGATAGTATGTCAGCGACCGTCTCGATGATCTGTTCGATGTCCTCGATGATACCAAACAACTCTTCGAGTTCTTCCATCGCCAGTGCAGTTACTTCCTGTTCCGGATCGAAGTTCTCGATGTCGTTCTGTATCGCTGCAGCCTTCAGTTCAAGATCGGTCTTCATCGACTGCAACTGGGATTCTATCTTGTAGGGTATCTGTGTCAATTCATTGAATGCATTGACGATGTCCGCACGTGTCGGTAGGAAGTTGTCTCCACCACACGGCACACTGACCGATACCGAAAGACCTGCGAGTAATGCACCTAGACCCAATGCCTCTAGTTTGTCTGACTTCTCTTTGGATAGACCTGCGACCACACCCGACTTAGGTGGATTGATCTGTAACTTAGGGAGTGCAATAGGTTCGGTAGGTAGATCGATGATCGTACCGTCGGGTAACCTGAACGGACCCAACGCAAACAGCGACTTATCCCCAAGACGTACGTCTTCGAGTGGCTGTCCTCCTAGTCGGACATTGTCCGCACTAACAATAGAGGGAGTGTCTGAATCACCATAACGAATAGGCATGATTAGAACTTACTTGAATTAAGACTGACACCAGCGGCAGATCTAATGTTTACACCCTTCTCCGCAGAGATGTCAGCCGTACCTTTCACCGTCAAGGTACAGTTCTCTGCTACAGTGATCTCGCAGTCTTTGGTTACGACGATCTTCAGGTTTCCATCTTCCTGCATTTCGTAATAGGTACCCGACTTGTGTTGTTCACGGATACGTGCATCGCCTGGTGTGTCGTCGTATTCTTTGAAGTGACCCTGTTCGGTCTCGTATACCTTGTTGTGTGGGTACGTACCGTTCTTGTATACACGCTGATTGATGTCACCAACTCTAGGTATCGAGCCAACGACCAATGGCATTTGTGCGGACTTGCCGTCCAAGAACACACCGAAAACCTGAGTACCCACTAACATACCAAGATACTGTCCGACAGGTCCGTTTACACCCTGCGTAACGGGTACGACAATCTGGGCCCACGGTAGATCGTCGTCCTTGATGTTCTCATCATCGTGTATGCCATGAATGCGTACACGTACACGACCGATCTTTAGTTGGTCATCCGAAACGTTGACGACCTCACCGACGAACCAGCGAGTCTCATCCCCGTAATAACTTATGTTGTTAGTTGGTATCATCCTTTGCCCATCACTTGTTCATCAGATAATTTAACACACGAGTGTGTCGCCGAGTAGTTCTCACGACGGAATGAGTGTTTCGTCGCGAAGATCAAGAAGTCACCGGACTTCTTTGGATCGAACTTGTCCTCGATCTCCTCACCGTCTTCATTCTGGTACGGTAGGTTCTTCAAGAATCGAACGCTTATCTTCTTACCTACGCTCTTATTCTCTTCACCGTTCATGAACTCTGCGAAGTTTACGGTCATGGTCAATGGACTCTTCTTCAATACATTGTCCATGGCTGCGTTGATCACGTCTAGTTTGTAGTCCGCAAAGTCATTACCCTGCGTGTACGACTTCACACCGTCGAACGCCATGGAACTACCGATGCGAGCCTTGGTGCAACTAACCTTTGTATTCAGTCCAGTCGTTTTAAAGTAGTCTAGTTCCCCGAACTTGTTCTCAGAGAGGTTATCGCTCGTCAACTTAGACACTACATCTTTATCTATGTCGAACTTACCTGTGAACTGTTTACCCTGCGTCACGTCGATATAGTTGAGTTTAGATGCGAGTAGTCCAGCCGAGATCATCTCGAACAGACTGTCAGTCATTCGATGTTGATAGTTCAGTATAGTACGACGTTTGATCACGACTTCTTCTTCGCTCTCTACGGGAATGTTACCCTCGATATGAGAGAACGGATAGTCTGGATTGATCGGTGCCTGTTTTATTAACGACTTGAGGTCAGAGAAATGTAACTTATCACCGACCAACGACGAATACAAATAGAACGGATACCCTTCCTTGGTGGTGGACCTGTTCTTGATCCACGCCATCGCCTCGATCGGAGTTAGATTAGGTACAATGACCTTCATCTCCTGATACCCCTTACCTGACGATTCGATCTCTTTGTCTATTGTCTTTGCGATCTTTTCTATGATAGAGGCCGGTGCGCCACGGTACGGTAGGTTAACGTTCGTGTAGTTAGACGCAAACGCATGTTTCTCGATAAGGTGTAGAATGATACCTTCGGAGTTGTCGTTGATCTTCGTTGCGGATAGAACCTTGGTGATCGTGAAGTCTTTCTTTATCTCTACTGCATCTTCGTTCGCGTGTTTAAGTCCAATCGAGACATTTTCGTGTCCCTGCAGTAATCCACTTGAGAATATGTCTGCAGTGTCAGTGAACGACATGACTGCAGTAAGATATGGTTTGTCTAGGTGCTCGAATACATCGATGTCCGTAACAACGTTCTTTAGTTCGATATTACCAAGACCCTCGATACCCTGCAGTAAAACGCTGGTGAACTCGAAGGGTGTCTTGTGTTCTAACTCAAGTGGGCTCTCACTCATAGTGATCTCATTGCAGCGTTGAATGCTGTCGCGATACCTGACATCGATGATGGCTTGATGACGCGAATCTGTCGCAATCCATTATTCTCTTCTATGTAAAAGTCTTGATGAGTGACCTCATTGACCAATGCGCCAGGGCCTACGAACGGATCGATGTCTACTTTGTTGCCATCGGCATCCACGTAATACCGTGCGGATAGGTATTCAGGGGATGAACTCTCGATCAACAAAGTCTCAAGCGTTGTACCCTGCGACGTGATCTGCTCACCATCGACGAAGTACCCACTAACATTCTCCAGTACGACCTGACCCAACTGTAGGTTACGTCGTGCAATCGTACCTGAGCCGTACTGACCGACAACCGATTGACCTACATTGAACTTGGTAGCGACATTCTCTCTTGTATTCAAAACGAGTCCGTGGTAATCCTTCTGGACCTTCTTTACCACATCCTTAGTCGTCATTGGCCATCCGCGCTCACGCAGACTATCGTTCATCAAATAGAACGTCCAATGTAGTTGAGGGTTCTTATAGAAAGTGTTCGCAAGTGTATCCGCACGTTCACCTTCTTTGATGTAGTAGTCTTCGTAGTATGACCCGTTAAGTTTTACCTGATCAACGATGTCGGCGTACGCAGTGATGTTCTGCATGACCGCACGGTCTTTCTCATCACCGAAACGATAGAACTCCTTTGGAAAATGTTTGAAATACATTAGTAACCTTCCTGAATGTCTTTTCTATCCAACGTGCGTTCTTCGGTGAACGATAGAGTTAGATCAATCTCCACTGGACTACCGTCTTCGTGGAATGCCATCGAACTTGCATTGTAGTTGGTATTGATAGCCTTCAAGTAACAGTCCGCGATCTTTGTACCGATGCGTGTGGTCGAACCATCTTCGTGTCTAAATGTCGGAATGATCTCGAATAGATTAGGGTACTTATAGCCAGGCGATACCTTGTTTGTTTCATCACGGAAGAGCGCCTCTGGATATGCATACGTTCTGAACATATCGATTATGCTCTTGACTGCAAGTGACTCTTGTTTGTTGCGCGGAATGAACTTGAACTGGAATGTGAACTCACGTACCGCAACACCGCGAAACACTGCACGTTTGTTAGGGTTGACTGTTACCGCAAGTGCAACACTACCAGCCGCCGCGATCTCTTGAGGTAGGAATCTCTGTGCACCACGAACCGCACCTAGTCGTCCGGCGTCTTCCGCCATGTTACCTTTGAATAGATCACTGATACTCGTTACTGAGTTACCTAGTGCGGCAAACGTCTGTGCCATGATACTAGAACCACCGTCAGAAAGCCCCGCCAATGCACCCGCACCCATGATACCTAGATCTGGTGTGTCGTATGCAAAACCATCTTGCACGGTAAATGATACTGGTAGGAAAATAGTGATTAGGTCACCTGTAGGGATAACCGAACGAGACTTGACTACGTTACCACCCGTTCCGGTACCTGATCCTCCCGCGTCAACGACACCCTCTTCTTTTTCGCCTGAGGCCTCATCATCTGCGTCACCACTTTGATCACGGAGATTGACTAAAGACTTAACGATCTCCATACCGACCTCTGAGTTTACGGTAGGTGGAGATATTCGTTTTGGAAAGAAGTGAATAAACGTGCGCATCTCGGCTGCACCACCTTCGTCATCTTCTAGCGGATAACGAAGTTGAGTACCAGTTTTCTTTGCCTCTTCTACTTGCGCTTCGGTAATTTCTTTGTTTGCGGTATCTTTCGCCAACTTTACTGTTGCGTCATCTGCAACAGGAACTCCGACATCACTCGCCTTAGTCCCTTCTTTGTAGTAAGGGTTGTCGCCTTGACTTCCAATCATGTGGACATACCTGTGTGTTATAAATATGATTTAACTATTTATACACGATTTTTGGAATGAAGACTTACAAGGGACGATACAAGCCGAGCAACCCCTCGAAATACGTGGGTGATATCGACAACGTAGTATATCGATCCGGTTGGGAACGTCACGTCATGAAGTGGTGCGACACCAATTCGGATGTCGTCCAATGGATGTCCGAAGAGTTAATTATACCCTACATCTGCGAGACCGACAACAAACCACACCGATACTTCATGGACTTTGTGATTAAGTTTCGCTCCGGTCGTGTTGTCCTTGTTGAAGTCAAACCAGAGAAAGAAACAAAACGACCGCAACGTAAACAGGGGAAGTCTCGCCAAACTCTTCTGAACGAAGGTCTCACCTACATCAAGAACCAATCCAAGTGGAAGGCTGCGCAGGAGTATGCACTCGATCGCGGGTACCACTTCGAGATCTGGACAGAGAAAGAACTTACCGCGATGGGTATCATGCCCAAGTCTACGCAACGTATGCGCACCAAGAAACCACTGAAGAAACTCGCACCGTTTAGGAAAAAGAAAAAACGCGTATAAATAGAAACACTAGGTTTTAAAGATAGTAGAGTTTCATGGCGAATATCTTCAACAAGTTGGAACTGGAAGCGTTCCGTGCGGGTATCACACCCCGTACCAAAGAATCACGAGAATGGTTCCGCAAGAAAGTCTCCAACATGAGAAACATCAACCGTGAGCGATTGATGCAAGAAGACCCTATCGAACAGAAGGGTAGTCAAGTTGTGGGTAACATGTACATGTTCTTCTACGATCCGAAACATAAAGAAACGTTACCATACTATGATAAGTTTCCATTGGTCGTCGTGATCGGTCCAGCCAAGGGTGGTTTCCTTGGATTGAACCTTCACTACCTACCGCCTGTGTTACGTGCGCAGATGTTGGATGCGTTGATGGACATCACAACGAATAAGAAGTTTAATAACAGTACCAAGTTCAAAGCGTCTTATGAGTTGTTAGTGCGTACTTCGAAACTGAAGTACTTCAAGCCGTGTTTGAAACATTATCTGAATGAACACGTCAAGAGTGACTTCGCGTACGTACCCCCACCTGAGTGGGAAATCGCAACGTTCTTACCAACTGCGCAGTTCGAGAAGGCAGGTAAGAATACAGTTTATCGAGATTCTAGGAAGATGATCTAATGGCATCAATAGAAGACTTAAAGAGTAAAATGATATCCAAGGGCGGTATGGCTGTATCGAACCAGTTCGCAGTCGTATTGCCTGGGCAGGTAGGTGGTAAAGAGGGAGAGAAGTTAGACACCCGTGACGCAAACATTCTATGTAAGAACGTCAACCTACCTGGCCGACAGATAACGACACTGAACCGTTCGATTGGTCTGTACAACCATAAGGTTGTGAACGGATTCATTGTCGATGACGTAACGATGACGTTTCGTCTTATGAATGATTACGGAGTACGTAAGTACTTCGATGATTGGATGAACCTAATGGTGGGACATTCAACTAAAACTGAAGACCAAAAGAAAGTGATGAAAGGTACTGTGGGGTGGCATGACGACTACACCGCAGACATTACGATTCACCAGTTGCGTAAGCCACAGATACGAGTCGGGTTCGATTTAGGTCCACTCGATATCAACTTCGACATACTTGGTGAATCAATATATACAGTTAAGTTGTTAGACGCCTTCCCTACCAGTATGTCAACCATCCAACTAAGTGACGATCAAGATGGTATGGTAGAGACGACAGTGACGTTTTCGTACGTCAACTGGGTGAAAGTGAAGGATGAAAGGTTCGGTATTACACCAGATATCAACTTTAACTTTGGTGGTTTAATTTAAATTATAGGATTACATTATGGCATTGCCCAAGATTAACTCGACGCCGAGTTATCAAGTTACCGTTCCGTCCACTGGACAGACGGTTTCGTTTAGACCGTTTCTAGTGAAAGAACAGAAGACGTTATTAATTGCACTAGAGACACAGGATCGCAAAGACATGGTTCGCGCTATCATTCGTACCATTGAGTCATGCGTTGAAGATGCACTTGAAGGTGAGTTAACTACGTTCGACGTGGATTACCTGTTCACTAAGATTAGAGCCAAGTCAGTTGGTGAAACAAGTGAACTCGTGGTGACATGTAACGAGTGTGAGGCTAAGAACGATGTAACTCTTGAATTGGATAAAGTAGAGATCGGTGACGTGTCGGATAGTAAGATTATCGAACTAACAGACACTATGACGTTGGAGATGAGATTTCCAACCTACGACGATCTACTAGGTAATCCTAGAATATACGAGTCAACATCCGTAACGGAATCGTTGGTGGAACTGGTGGTCTCGTGTATGGATAAGATAAAGACCGAAGAAGAGCTCTACGTGGTGAGAGACGAAACTCCGGAAGAGATTACTGCATTTGTAGAATCCATGAATGCAGATCAGTTTGAAAAGGTTGCGAATTTTGTGAACACTATTCCAACCATACAAAGTGTTGTAGAATTTAACTGTATCAAGTGTGGTGCAGAACAATCAAAGACCTTTGAGGGTATTGATGATTTTTTTTGATAAATCTCTCCCACGACAGTCTGGCTAATTACTACCAAGTTAATTTCCAACTGTTGAACAACTTCAACTATAGTCTTATTGAGGTTGAAGAAATGTTACCTTGGGAGAGAGAGATTTATTTGAATATGTTGATTGACGATATAAAAGAGAAAAACGAGCGAGCAAGACAACAGGGATAAATCATGGCTGATACGCTACGAGAACATTTAGAGAAACAGGGTCAGACCCTAGAAGATCTTAACAAGAACGTTAAGGGTCTGTCTGGTTCTATTTCTCAGATGGTCAGACAGACCGCTGAAGCGAATCTACGTGCACGAGAAGAACGCAACGACGCACGTCTTGCGGCGATGGCTGCACAGAGAGGCGGGGGTGCCCCTGCCGCAGGTGGTGGTACTAGTGGCGGTGCAGGTGGTGGCCGCGACGGTAAAGTTGGTTTTATGGATCGCGTGGGCCAGGGATTGGGTCTGGGTACCGGATTCGCTGCAGTAAAGGCCGCAGGTAAACGTCTAGGTGTCGCCGCACTAATGCAGATGTCTGCGGACTTCCTTGGTGATCAAGTAGAAGAAGCAACAGGTAGTGCAGACCTTGGTGACGCAACTCAACGTGCACTCAAGTTGGGTAGTTTCGGTGTCCTGTTCGGTAAAAGAATCGGTGCAATCTCAGCGTTTATTGGAGCAGTGGCGACCGATGAAAACATTGACCAGTTGAAATCAATCGGTAACAAAATCGATGTTGCCACTGAAGATGTTCAGAAATGGTTCTCTGATAATGGCTTTCCAAGTTTGGAACAGGCTTTGGATGCAGTCAGCGAATCAGTCAATAGGTCACTGAATCTCATAAACAATATTTTAGATCCAGACGTGCCGCTCGAAGATGTTGGTGATAAAGAGTTAGATGTCGCAACCAAGGCAGCCTTTGGTTATTTTGCGTACAAGAAAACCCCAGAGATCTTGGCCGCGTTAAAAGGTCCGGAATTACCGACTGATTACGAATTCTCTAAGACTCAGCGCAACGCATTTAACAAAGACACTTACTCTAACCTGAATCGAAGTCAAAGGAAGAAACTAGACAGACTGGGACTAAAAATGGATAAGGCGGGTCGATTCCGAAACGCCTCGGGATTCCTTGATGCAGACGCAGTAGATGATATGTTTCGTCAAGTTGGTGCAAAGGGTTCTGGAAATAGTGCGGCTGCACGTGCCTCACTAGAAGCCATTGTTAGAGAACGCGCCATGGAAGGTAACCCTCGATACAAACAGTTAATGAAATACGCAAAACGTATACCTTACATCGGTACATTATTAGGTGGGGCAACCTTTGCTGGTATCTTGTCAGATGAGAACACATCGAAAGAAGAGAAGATCAAAGAAGGTACTGCATTAGTTGCGGGAACTTTAGGTGCGGCAGGTGGTGCTGCGTTAGGTGCAATGATTGCGGGTTGGGCTGGTGCACCTACTGGCCCTGGGGCCCTTCTGACTGCGGCGGTCGGGGGTATCGCAGGTGCAGTAAGTACTGAGGCGCTGGCCCGTATGTTGATGGAAGAACTCATAGGTGGTGGTGACGGGTCCCAAACCGCAAATACAGTAACTACACTAACTCAGAACGCAAATGGTGGTGGTGGTGTAAGTGGTGGTACACAAGGGACTGCATATACTTTACCACCAACTTCAGGCGCAAGAGTAACTTCTGTGACATCTGAGTCAAGTGCCCTTGCGGGTGTACCTAACTACATCATCATGGACAACAGCCAGAAGTCTATTAGTGCGGGCGGTAGTGGTGCCACTAGTATGTTTAACTTCGGTGGGTCTGCATTCTACGATCAGTTCGATCCACTTGCAGGTACTCGTACCGTAGGATAATAAAAAAGGGACCTTTCGGTCCCTTATCTTTTTTAGTCTTCTGCAGCCATCTGCGCGAAGTAGGACAGTGTATCATCCTCTTCGGCAGCCACCGCTGGGGCTGCGGCAGGAGCAGAAACAATAG